ATATTTTTGATAACCACCACCACGTAAAGGTTTTACATTTTCTAAATCTCTTATCAATTCTTTTGGTAATTTATCTATTCTTCCTTGTAATGATTTTTTAGCACTTTCATCTAAATGAGGTAATAATGCTTTTATTCTTCTAAAATAAAACTGTTTAAAAGATGGGATACGATTTAATCTTTCTTCTGGTAATTGACCAACGTAATACCACAACAAACCTGTTTCTCTCGTAGCTCTCTTATAAAATTCATCTGCTTTACCAGCTATCAACCAATCTGGTGCAGGTATAACACCAGGTCTATTTTCTGATGTATTAAGCATTTCTTTAATACTGTTTTTAATTTTTGTTTTATTTGCATTTTCAAACCTTGCAAAAGATGTAATATCAACATCATCTAACATTCCTGTAGCAATACCATTTAATAATTTTTTATCATAACCAACAGTTTCTCCAATAAGTTTTGCATATGAATTTATATACTCATCTGAACCAAATTTAGTTAATAATGCTTTTCTATTTACATTTCCTAGTTCATAAAGTTTTGTAAGTCTTTCTCTTGTTTGTTGCAAATCTCCTTGCCAAAAAGCATTTTTAATATCGTCAAGACTTTTATTATTAGATAAAGCGTCAGCAATTTCTTTTGCTAAATCCTCTTTTGCTAAGTTGTTGTATTGTATAAGTATTGCTTCTGAAAAATCATCTAATTTTTTTACATCTGATAATTGTTCATCTGGAAGAAAAAATGGTGAATAATTTTCATTGTAGTAGTTATGTCTTGTAGATGGTCCTAATTCTTTATAGGTATTACCACCTACAGCAGCCTCTATTTCTGGTTGTGCTTTTCTGTTTTTTCTTGTAATACCTTTTATAAATTTGTTGCCCATAACATCTTCATCAAAAGTTTTAAAATTTAATTTTGATAATTTATTTGCTAAATTATCTGGTAGTTGTAAAAAGTAAGATAGATAAGTCAAAGGACTGTTAATCTAATCCAAACAACCACATTCTTGCTTGTCCCTCTCCAACAAGACGTAAAGGATATGCAACCCTAGTTACTAATTGATTTCTTTTCCAAAATTTTTGTGTAGTCCAAAGAAATTCACTTGCTGTCCAATAAAGACCTGGTACATCTCCTAATTCTTCTATGTTTGCTTTTTTTAAAATTTTACCCAATGTAGTGTCGTCATTAAATTTACCAACAATACCTTTTGACAATCTTTTGTTATTTAAAATTTTTCCGACTGTACTTGCTTGATTTCTAAGCTGTCTAAGATTTATAAAGTCTACAGTGTAGTCAGTAATTTGATGAGGATATGCAATATCAGCTTTTACTTTTGTATTACCATAAGTTCCATATGCAGCCATACGATTAAGAATTGGTCTTAACGCACCAGTTTTTTTAAATGTTTCTTGGTCAATAGAATATTGAACACCATCACTTCTAAAACCCATAAATTTATTTTGAAAAGCCTCAAAGCCTTCAATAATTTCTTTATCTGCTTTAAACTCTTCAAGATTTCTAACAACAGCACCCATAAAATCTTTATGAAAAACAAGTTTTGCTTCTCCTAATTCACCTTTATTTATTAAAGATGCTATCTTTGCAGCATTTTGATTTATAATTTTTGGTTCTAATTTAGCTGCTGCTCCATAATTAATTATGTCAGTAATTGTTCCATTAATGTCTTCTAAATTTCTTGATGGCTGTGCTAAATTTCTACCACTACCAAATACACCATACACTTTATTTTGTTTTTGATTATTTTTTATATAAGACCAAAAGGTTTTGTATGTAGGGTCAGATACCCAATCATTTATAATTTTTGTACTACCAAGTTTTGATGCTGAACTTTCTGGACCACTTTTTAAACTTTGTCTAAATATTTTTTTAGCATCTCTATATGTAGGAGCTTCTGTCATTAACGTAGAAAAATTTGCATCTCCTGTAGCATCAAATAATCTAATAAATTTTGTGTCAGAATTATCAGCAACAATTACTTTTAACATATTGTCTACATCTGGAGATTTTGTAAACTCTTCTATAAGTCTGTTTGCTTCTTGTAT